GAGCATCACATTCTTGCTTTACAGGCTTTAACTGTCGTCTCTATTATATTCCCGAGACGGGTTGCGCAAGGGGCGCAGAAAAGATTGGTAAGATAGAGTTAGAATTTCTGGGAGGAAAGCCCGTGAGGGCAAAGCCGGGCCCGAGTGTCATCGCTTGGTGGCGAACCGCGCTCGCTCGCGTCCTTATTTCGTTTATGTTTAAAGGAAAGGGGCAAAGAAAGATCGGCCTAGTTGCTAGGTATGGCACCGCGGCGCAAACGCGCGGTTTCCGCAAGATCGCGGCCTGGCCATTGACGAAGTCACTGTTTAGTGCACTTGGCGTCTCGCGACGACGGTTGCTTTGCGGGTGGGTTGGACCTCGCAAAACTCGTCGTCGTCATCGTCGCAGGCAGCCCTGAACGACGGCATGTCAAACCCGCCATCGGGGTAGACGTTGATGTGCAGGTGCACGCCCCAAAGAGCGAAACCTTGGCCTGAAGCAGGCGTGCACGTGATGTCGAGCAGGTTGAGAGTGCATTCACCTGTGCCAGTCGTGGCATACCTGGTGGTGCGAACCTGCCCGCGGGCGGAACCGCCGCCGGTGGGGTAGATGGAAACGACGCCCTGGTAGGTGAGACCCTGAGAAGGCAGGGTGTCGATGACGTCGTCGTGGTTGAACCCGGTGGAAGCATTGGACTCACCGTACGAGACCATCTGCACAACCTCGATTTGCTCATTGGGCCCGGCAGGTATCCACTTGAGCTGGATCACCGGGTAATTGGTCGAGTTGATGGTGACGGTGGTTGCGACCATGGACGGGTTGAAGCCGAGCGGGACGGTGCGTCCGCCTGGTCCTTCGACGAGCTTCTTGAAGCAGAGGTCGCCTTGGACAGCGTTGTTGACCATGATGCGCCCGCTCGAACTGGTCGCGCCGAGCGGCGGGTCGGCGGCGACGAGGCGGCGCTGTCTGGTGAGCTTCTGGGCGTCGGCAAGGGTGACGACCGTCGCAGGGACGGGGAAGAGGTTCATGACAGCGTTCGGAATTTGCACGTTCGGGAGCCCGTAGGCCGAGGGAGTGATGGACCAGGACTGTGCGCCGCTGAAGAGGTACTGCGAGGCGGCTTCGCCGATGCCGGCGGGTGTGAGCTTCTCGCCGAGCCGTACGGTCTGCTGGATACTATCAAGGGCGCCAGAGACGCCGAGGTCGATGCCGAAGGATGACGCGACATCGGAGAGGTTCTCGGCTGCGGCGATGAGCTCTACGACCAGATTGTTTCCTCCAAGATTGCCCGTGTCAATATCCGCCCCTGTGGGCGTGATCGTGACAGGAATGGCTGAAGAAACAGTGGCGCCGTTGAGCAGGTTGGCGCGCGTCGGAGTGGTCGTTTTGGCCTGGCCGACCTGCGGGGCCGCCGCTTGCGTGATGTCGAGCTCGGGCTGTGAGAAGCGCAAGTTGACTCGCTGGTAGACGTTGAACAGGTTGTGGGAGGTGACGCCTTGGGGAAAGACGCAACCGCCAGTGTACACGACCCGGAGGACGCCTGCCTGTGTGAAGCGGGCGTCGGATGAACTGAGTGGGTTAGTGTAGAAAGCGGGCACCCCGGACACAATGGGTAAACTAGTTTCGAAGTTCTTCCAGACGTTGTCAGGCTGAGCATCAAACTGGGCTGCGGCCTTGTTGAGGTTGAGGGGCGTGTTCGTCCAAGCATCGATGGGGTCGGGGTCGACGAAAGCGATGACCTGTCCGTCGAAGGTGGTGCCGTGCATGGAGCTGAGGAGGAACTCCCACTCGCGCGGGGCGTAGCGCTCCCACTGGCCGGCCTCCTTCTGGAGACGTGTTGAAGGGACGACCAGGGGGGAGAGGACGAGGCTGAAAAGCACGTCGCCAACCTGAGCAGTTGACGCAATGCTGACGGTCCCGACGTAATCCACGCTACTGTAGTCGCAGCTTCGACCGTCGTCCGAAAGCCGACGGTGGGGTACACGGCCAGCCCACTTCGGGGCTTCGACGCCAGTGCCGACGACGCGCGTGATCGCGCGAGAGCGACGCTGAGAGCTCTGGGCAGTACGCGCAGGGCCGCGCCGCGTAGGGCGCTGGCGCTGAGCCTTTTCCTCATGCTTGAGCTCTCGCTTGATCTCGCGTTTGACGTCGCGCTTGAGCTCGCGCTTGATGGGCTTGGAGATGGGGAGTTGGTTGTTGTTGTGAGCATTCATGTTGAATCTACGAAGAATACTGGTGCGGGCTGATGTGAATCGGTCGGGCCGGCCCGCAACGACCGGAGCGATGAGGCTGCAGCAATTCTTCCAGCCGGCGCCGTCGATGAAGCCGCGAACCCAGCCGACGCAAATGCCGTTCCAGGCTGAGTGGAGGCCGATGGCGGTCATGCGGTCAGTGGACGCGGCCGCGATGTGCATGAGTGAAGGAAAGAGGCGGGCGGGGTGGAAACCGGCCGCAGCGCCCTCGGCGGTGATGATGGCTGCCGTGTTTACGGCGATCGACAGCGGGGAGCCTTCGCCGATGGACCCGAGGATGGGGGAGCCGCGGCGCCAAAATTCTTCGGCGCCGGCCCAATAAGCGACAGTGAGGGCGCTGGAGAACATCGTCGGGCTACCCACAGACGTGGGCACGACTGGAGGCAGGGTCGGCATAATGGCACAGTGGGCGGTGCGCAGGATCTCGGCGGTGAGTGGGTCGATGGGCAGGTAGTTGAACCCGAGGCGGATGCCCGCGTTGACCAGGCAGTAAGCGGCGACGGCCGGGCGCTCGCGGAACTCAGCGATGGCACTGCCGGCGAGGAACGCGGGGGATAAATCCCAGAGGCCGGCATCGCAGCGGGCCGACAGGAACCAGCAGGCGAGGGCTCCGATGATGCGGACGGCCTGGCCGAGGGCTGAGGGCTGCGCGGGGGGGGGCTCGACGGGCGTGGCGCCCATGTAAGGGCGGTATGCGGCGGTGCAACCGAGGGGGACGTCAACGTCGCAGACGACCTTCCACAACGGGTGGTTGAGCTGGCACGGGAGAGTCTTGATGGCCTTGATCTCCGCGCGGGCCGACTTGAGCTCTTGGAGGCTGCAGTCGTAGAGCTCGCAGAAGGCTTCGTCGGTCGTGTGTGACGGGTTGTGGCGGCGGCCGAGGAGGGCCACGCTGTGCCTTTCAGGCGCGATGGCGCGAGCGGTGGTGCCTGCGGTGATCTTGAGAACTTGGCGGACTAGGTCGCCGGCGAGGGGGACGTGGTTGACGGCGTCCTGAATGCCGAGGGACACGCCGCGGGCGTACGCAGCACCGCTGTCGCGCTTCGGGAGACGGTTGACCGACCAATAGAGCTTCGGGCAGAGCCGGCCGGGCTTCGGGCCGAACGCGTAGCCGAGCGGGGTGGCCGCGGGCCACCAGCGCCCTGCGCAGAACTCGCCGTCGATTGAGCGGTCAGAGAGCTGGGTCTCGAAGGCAAAGCCGGCCGCGCAGGCGTGTCGCTGGAGGTGCACGAGCCACGTGTCGGCGTCGTCGGCAGAGGCGATCGCGTGGGTGTCGTCGCCAGCAACAACCCCGTCGATATAGAGCATTGGGCAGGTAGCCGGGCGCGGGGGCAGGCCTGCATCTTGCACGAAACGCTCAGTGCGGGCGCTGAGAGCAGCCCGCTTGTCGCCGAGGGCGTCGAGAGTGGCGCGATTGCATACGCTTTGGACGCAGGTGGTGTTGCCCCACGTGGTGGCGGGTAGTCCGCTGGCCATCGTTCCGTCAACCTGGTAGCGTACGCCATTCTTGGTGCAGCCATGGGTGACGGGCACTGTGAGCAGGCGGGTGACGTACTTAGGCACGCCATGCTCTCGGCACACGCAGCTAAGGAACTGGAAGGCTTCGCGGCGCATGCTGGAGTCGAGGCGTGCGCAGTCGCCATTGTAGAACGTGGGGTTGACAGGGCATGCGTCGAGCGCGCGTGCGCGCCAGGCGTTGAGTTGCTCAGCCGTCCAGCCTGAGGCGTACTTGAAGTGGCCGGTGCATGTTCGCTTCGATGCCTCACCAAGGGCGTGATACCAGGCCCCGACAAGAGCATTGTGGACTGCACGGCAGCCCTGGATCAGCCGTGGGGCCTTGGGATGGAGAGTGCCTTCGCGAGGGTCGGTGTTAGACGGGTCGGTCTCGAGGTTAGTCTGGTTCTCGCGCTTGACGAAAGCGTCGTGGGCCCGCGTGTACCAAGTGTCACTGGCGAGCCCGAAAGAGGGCTCAGCGTCAACGAGCTTGTCGCGGACGGTACTAGGGTAGCGCTTGAGCCACTCGTCCCTGGGTGTGGCCGAGACGCGCTCATAGCCGCACCAGAGCCAATAGAGATCGGCCATTTCGCGCCAGTAGTCGCCGCTTGCCTCGCGGGCACACGCCAGCTGGCGGCTGACGACCGCGATCGTCTCGTTGTGGACACACGAGCGTGAGCAGGTCGGCGTGCGCCAAGCGATGCTGACGCCGTGCAGGAGGGACCCGAAGGACGGCTGGCATTCGACCGGCCCGGGGGCGTCTTCAGGAACGGTGTACCGGGCGAGGGGGCGTATGGGGGGCAGCTTGACGAGCCCAGCGTAGCACACGGACTCAACCTCCGTGAAGAACGGCGTCGTGGGCACGTACTGGGGCGCAGGTGCAGGCGCGAGCTGACGGATGAGGGGGAGGGCGGCAAGGTGGCCATTGGCGGTGTGGCGGCTAGTGGTGACGGCATCAGAAAGGGCCTTGGCCTTGAGTGTGAGCAGAGCCGTGAGCGCGATCGAGCCCACGGCTGCGGCGACGGCGATCGGGTGTTCGCGGGCGAAGGTGGTGGCCTCATAGACGGCGGGCCGCACGACGTTGCGTTTGAACCACTCGCCCCAAGTCAGGGGCTTGAATGGCTCAGCCAGCGATTGGTTGTACTCAGTGACTGCAGACGCGTACTCACGGTACTTGTCAATGGCGGCCGCCTCGTTGCGGAGGCTGGAGCATAGGGCGAGCTGGACCGCGTGGGGCAGGACCCGGGCGAATTCGTCGTCGGGCATGCGCTTGTCCTTGGCGTAGATGCGGGCGTGGCGGTATGCGTCATCGATGAGCTTCTTGTCGCGCGCCTTGCCCGATGCCCAATACTGGATCTTTGCAGTGAGCCAACGGGGCACGTAGATGGGCTCATCAGAACTGAGTACGAAGAAGCCGCCCTTGTCGCCATTGCTCTCACCAGGGATGGCAAAGTACTTCGGGATGTGCACGGCGTCGTCGGGGCTGGTCCGGCCGCCCTCACCAAAGAGCAGGTCGAACTCGCCGTGGAAGTCGTGATGGAAGGGATCTTTCTGAATCACATACTTCTTCGAGATGAGACGCGGGTGCACCGCCTTGAACTGGTAGATCGTAGACGTGGCAGAGTGGGAGACGATGTTCCATGCCAGACCGTATTCGCGGCCTTGATAGGTCACGATGGTGCCGCGTTGGCGGAGCCAATCTGGCACTGGGTGCTGGTAGGAGGCGCGCCCGGCGTTGTGGAAGACTGCCTCAGCGCCAATGCGGAGCCAAGTGGTCTCTGGTTTGGGCTTGGAGCTCTGATCAAAGAAGAAGCTGCCGCGGTAACCACTGAGGTTGAGGCACGAGGCAAAGAGGGCAGGCTGGGGCTCGAGGATGTCGTCGACGAAATCCGCAGTAGGATCTTGGGCGAGGACCGCAATGAGGGCGGTCGGTCCCGTGTAGTAGATGACGTCGCACATGGTGTAGACAGAATGCTTGCGGCAGCCGTCGCACATCTTGGGCAATGCGCAGCGGCAGACGGAATGTCTGGCGACATCGATCTTGCGGAAGGCGTCGTCGTCCTGGAGGATGGGAACTGAGAAGTGGTCGGGCTGGTAACCTAGCCAATGATTGTACTTGCCGCCGAGGTCGCAGTAGGACCCCTGGATCGAGCTGGCGAGCCGCGCCAACCTTTGACGGTTGACGTTGCGCTCAAGCTGGCCGCAGGGGTGGGCATGTGCCTGGGGTGGCAGGTCGTACTTGATCTTGACGTCGGGGCAGAGCGACCCGATATACTCGATCTGCTTCTCAGAGTAGTTCTCAGCCGCATGAACAGTCCACTTGCGTGTGTCGTTGGCGCCGTTGTGGGTCTTCGACCAATAGTAGTCGGGGGGCAGAGGTGGTTGGCCGGTGGCGGCGGGTCCGGGCGTGGGTGGAGGGGTGGGAGAGTCTGAGTCGTCGTCAGAATCTGACTCGGAAGATTCCGAATCGCCGGGGGAGGCCGGCTGCTTGCCCCAGGGGCGCTGCCGGGGGAGCGGCCCAGTAGCGGGCGCCGACACCGTCCCGTTGCTGGTGCCAACGGCCGTCGAGGACTGGCTGCGCGGGATGGTGGCCGCGCTAGCGGGGGCGGTCGACCCGGAGGCGCGCCTCGGGATGGGGATGCAGGACCGCTCGAGAGCCGATTGGGGGGCACCCTTGCGGGTGGGGATGAGGACCACAAACTCCTGGCCCTCGGGGGAGCTGGGGGGGGTCTCGACTTCGGGGGCCTGGTCGTCGGTGTTGTAGAGCTCGGGGGAGCCCGTTCCGGCGCCTTCGGGGGTGCTGAAGAGTTCTGGCGCGGAGGCGGCGACCTCGTCGAGGAGGTCGATGGCGGCTTCCACCGGGTCGGTGGCGTCGCGGGGGGCCTGGCGAGCGCGGATCTCGCACCGCTGCTCAGGGGCGGGGCTAGAGCGGCCTGTAGTCCGCGGCCGCTTGGTGCGGGCGCTGCCAGGGCGTGCCGGCTCGATGTCGCAAAGGACCGGCAGGGGGAGGGAGTCACGCACGGGCCCTGCCTGCGGCCGCCCATCGAAGGTCTGAAGGGGGCGCAGGTGGGGCTCGTCGGTATCTGGATGCGTGTCGAGCACGCTAAAGTAGTTAGCTTGCTCGTAGACGCTCGGGGTGACAATTCCCTCGCGATCTCGCTGCTGCTGTTGCATGCGGATGGTGGTGAGGTGCGCGGCTTCGTCGGCGGCGCGCTGGGCTTCCTGCTTGAGGCGGAGGGCCTGGCGCTCGCGCTCGGCGATGCGGCGGTCACGCTCACGGGTGAGCTGTTGCTCAGCCCGCTGGAGTTTGCGCTGCAGGTGCACAGCGTCTCGCTCGTCGGACTGGGCCTCACGCCGGGCGTCGCGTTGCCCGGCTTGGCGTTGGTGGTGATCGCGAAGGCTGCTTTGCACAGCCTTGGAGTGCTCAGCGGCACGAGGCCGAGAGCGTCTCTTGGTTGACATCGGGGTATTAATCCGACT